CAAAAGAATGTGCTAGATTTGTGTTACCTTTAGCAACACCAACTCGTATATACATGTCTGGTAGTGTAAGATCTTGGGTTCATTATATTGATTTGCGTTCTGGAAACGGAACACAGAAAGAACACATGGATATTGCAAACGCTTGTAAGTCCATCTTTACCGAACAATTCCCCACGGTCTCAGAGGCTCTAGAGTGGGTCTAAATAAATTTACCTAATAAAATACTATGGCTACATATCCTGTTGTTAATAAAGAAACTGGTGAACAGAAAGAAGTTGTGATGAGTATCAATGATTGGGATCAGTGGTGTGCTGATAATCCTAACTGGAGTAGAGATTATTCAGATCCCTCTACAATGCCTGGTGTGGGAGAAGTTGGTGAGTGGAAAGATAAATTGAGAAAAAGTAAACCAGGTTGGAATGATGTTCTCCGAAGAGCAGGTAAAGTTGCAGGATCGAGGGTCAAGAAATTATAATGCCTCGTAAAAGAAAATCCGAACCAATCGGTATAGGTTACACAGCAAAGCAAATGAGAAAAAAGAAACCTATTAATAATGAATATCTTGTAGATATTAGTCCTCTAACTGATAATCAGAAAATTTTGTTTGATTCTTACAATCAACAAAAAAATGTTGTTGCATATGGTGTTGCAGGAACAGGAAAAACTTTTATTACACTTTACAATGCATTGAAAGATGTATTAGATGAAACAACACCCTACGAGAGAGTTTATATTGTAAGATCACTCGTGAGCACTCGTGAGATTGGATTCTTACCAGGTGATCATGAAGATAAGGCAGACATTTATCAAATACCATACAAACATATGGTGAAGTATATGTTCCAGATGCCCTCTGATGCAGATTTTGAAATGTTATATGGAAATCTTAGATCACAAGAAACGATTAAATTTTGGAGCACATCTTTTATAAGGGGAACTACTTTAGATAACGCTATCATCATAGTTGATGAATTCCAAAATCTAAATTTTCATGAGTTAGATAGTATCATAACTCGTGTAGGTGAAAATAGTAAAATATGTTTTTGTGGAGATGCCACTCAATCAGATCTTACCAAAACTAACGATAGAAATGGAATTGTGGACTTTATGAACATCTTGCGAAAAATGGTTTCTTTTGATATAATAGAGTTTGATGTTAATGATATTGTTAGGTCTGGATTGGTCAAAGAATATATCGTTGCAAAACTACAATCAGGTATGTAATGCAAATTTTTAGTGATTATGAAATAGGTGCAAAGTTAAATTATCATTACCTTAACTCAAGACCATTTCCACACATTGTCTTAGACAATTTTATTAACTCAAATACTGCAACTCAGTGTTTTAATGAACTTAAGACTACTGATCATTGGGCAACTGAAAGTTCCAATAATGCATACATGAGAGATCATCAGGTTAATAAATTTTATACCCCTTGGTCTCAGGAAAGTTCAATACAATTACAATATAAAACTCCAACTGTATATCATACAATACAGTATTTCAATTCTAACATTTTTCTCTCATATCTTGAGGATCTTACAGGAATTAAAGGTCTAAAAGGAGATCCTAACTTTGCAGGTGGAGGAGCACATAGAATATCAACAGGTGGTAAATTATCATTACATGTTGATTTCAATATTCATCCACAAACAAATCATTTCCGTGTTTTAAATTTACTTTTATATCTGAATCCAAATTGGATACGTGAGTGGGAAGGATGTTTAGAATTATGGGATATAGACAGTAAAAAATGTGCTAAAAAGATTGAACCAATATTCAATCGAGCAGTGATTTTTACTTTATCAGATAAGTCAGTGCATGGTCATCCAATTCCCTTAAAAACACCACCGAATATTGAAAGATATTCATTAGCATTGTACTACTACATTGAACAACCAAATCAAGAATACTATGAACGCAGGGCAGTTGTCTGGCATGACTTTTAAACACGTTGATATAGAGTTACCACATCTAGATCGAGAGACTATAGATGGTGTAAGATACTATAAAATACCTGATGAGGAAGAACTAATCAAATTAGTTTCGATTACATCTATCACCAGTCACTATAATAAACAAATTTTTATTGATTGGAGAAAAAGAGTTGGAACTGAAACAGCAGATAAAATTACTAAGGCAGCCACATCTCGTGGAACAGATATGCATACACTTACTGAGCATTATCTGAAGAATGATGAAAAACTTCCTAAAGTACAACCATTATCAGATTTCTTATTTAAGATATCAAAACCAGAATTAAATAAGATTGATAATATTCACGCTCTGGAAGGTGCCCTATATAGTAAGCAACTAGGTATTGCTGGAACTGTTGACTGCATTGCAGATTATGATGGTGAGTTAGCAATAATCGACTTTAAAACATCTAAGAAACCCAAACCAAGAGATTGGATTGAGCATTACTTTGTCCAAGCAATGGGATATGGATGTATGCTGTATGAACTAAAGAACATATCAGTAAAAAAACTTGTAATCATTATGGCTTGTGAAAATGGAGAATGTGTCGTCTACGAAGAATACAACAAAGCAAAGTACATCAAACTGCTCGGAGAGTACATTAGGAAATTTGTTGCAGATAAACTGGAGCTCTATGGAACCAATCAATGAATTAGAGAAAGCTATTGAGAGTAAGTTTCTGACTCCTCAAAAATTTGCTATGGAAATTGAAAAGATTGTTGTAGAAGAAGAATTTAATTACATAGATGCAATATGTTACTATTGCGAAATTAACAATCTTGAGATAGAATCAGTAACGAAACTCATATCAAAATCTTTGAAGGAAAGATTGAAGTGGGATGCAACTCGTCTCAATTATATGAAGAAAACGTCTAGAGCAAAATTACCTTTATAATGAAAAAGTCAGAACTGGTTCACTGGAGACTCCAAGCAATGTTACGAGAGAATAGTTTCAGTGATCTCAAGTATATTGGAGTCAAACCAGATAGTGTCGGAATCAACCAACACTGGTATAATATTAATGGTCATGAAGTCCCTGTGGACGCAATCGAAGAATTGGAATGTGAGGAAGTTGATGAAAGTGACACCATTTGAAACCTACCAAACATATCTTTCTGTAAAGAATCATTTTTCAAATCCGAAATATGATTACTTTAAATACGGTGGTAGGTCAAGAGCAAAGATAGCAGCATTCAACAAAAGAAAAGATAAGTATTGGTTTGAGAAAACATCAAGAAAATATCCTGATAAAGAGATTGTAGAATTTCTTGTATCTAACTTTGTGTCCGCTGATAATCCGCAAAGTTTGTGGATTGGTGAGATCATGAACTCTGGTGAAAAAGTGTATTCTGAGTGGTCAAAAACTCAACAGAGTTTAGGGTATATTTTTAAAGATAAAATTACTGATTTATTAGATAATTATGATCTAGAGGAGTTGTTTGATTGTTCTAATGGTCATCCACTTTTATTGAAGAAATATCTTGGTGGTGAACTTAACTTAGAGATAATTGTTATACTTGAACAGATATTTGGTTTTGTGAAAGACTTTGATAAGAAGTTGGATGACCCTGTGTGGGAAACCGTCAGTATGAAAATAAGGAAATATATTCCTTTCATAAATATAGATGTATTCCAATACAAGAAGGTTCTTAGAGAATTACTATGAGTGCTTTTTTTGACTCAGAAATCATTAAAGATTCTTTGGAGGATATCAATAAACTTCAAGAAGATGTTTATGGAAAACTCGTCCACTTTCATTTGATGAATCATGATGAGCAAGTTGACCATGTAAGTAAACTAACAGATTTGTTAGATAAGCAGCGTATTATGTACACTAGATTATCATTATCAGATGATCCAGATGCAGTTATTATGAAAGAAAGTTTGAACAAAACAGTTACCATGATGGGATATCCCGAAGGAACTGATATTGCTGTATTATTTCAAAATATGCATGCTACTATTGAAGCACTGAAAGAGTTTCTCGAAACATAAATAGCTAGTTACACTAGTTATTTTATGTATCACAAACACGATCAAATTTCAATCCACCGTAATCCACTCAGAGAATACTCAACACCTCTTAAAAGAGAAGAGTACAAAAGTCCCAAATATCATCAGATCCGCATTTATTTCAAATGCGAACGAAAAGTTGACTGAAGAGGACTTTTCTGATATAATCTAAATATCCCCCGAATCCAAATTAATCCGAGGTAATCTAAATGTCATTCGCAGACTTAAAAAAACAATCCAAATTAGGTTCTTTGACCGCTAAATTAGTGAAGCAGGTCGAGAAGATGAATAATAATGGAGGCTCAGGTGATGAGCGTCTATGGAAACTAGACGTTGATAAGTCAGGTAACGGTTATGCTGTTATCAGATTCCTACCTGCACCAAATGGTGAAGATTTACCATTTGTAAAATTATATTCACATGCCTTCCAAGGACCTGGTGGTTGGTATATTGAAAACTCTCTGACTTCACTAGGTCAGAAAGACCCAGTATCCGAATACAACACATCTTTGTGGAATAACGGTACAGATGCTGGAAAAGAGTTAGCAAGAAAGCAAAAGCGTAAACTAACTTACATTTCCAACATATATGTTGTGAAGGATCCTGCAAATCCAGATAATGAAGGGAAAGTATTCCTATTCAAGTATGGTAAGAAAATCTTTGATAAACTTACTGCTGCGATGCAACCTGAGTTTGAAGACGAAGAAGCAATCGACCCATTTGATTTCTGGCAGGGTGCTAACTTCAAGTTGAAGGCAAAGAATGTAGCAGGTTACAGAAACTATGATAGTTCTGAGTTCGCTGCACCTAGTCCTATCCTAGATGATGACGATGCTCTAGAAGCATTATGGAAGAAGCAGTTCTCCCTTGCTGAGTTGGTCGCTGCAGATCAGTTCAAGTCATATGAAGAATTGAAGAAGCGTCTTGGTTACGTTCTTGGAAATGCTGCACCTCGTCAAGATG